TCGACCCGACGCCCACGGCATAGTACATACCGCCCTGATTGGTGTCCCAACGGCCCGAAGCCTTCGAATCAGAAGATAGCTGTGTGTCAGGAAAGACATCCGTGTATTCCTCGCGCTCCAACAGATTCTTGACCTTGCGGCCAAAACCGATAGCCAGTTCCGTGGTATGCGTGGCCTGAATAATTTTCATGGTGGGATCGCGACCGATCATCCACGCGGGGAACAAGAAACTGGCAAACTCAGACTTGGTGTGCCGAGGCGGCATATTAATAATAAGCCGCGTTAACTCGCCCTTGGCAATGCGCTCCAACTTATCTGCGATGGTGCGGTGATGCTCTCCAACAATGAACTGCGGCCACATGGCCCGTACAAAGCTTAAAAAATCCTGTTGGCAGACATCATGCTGCCTTAACTTCTCCAGCCTAAGCTCTAGTTTTAGGCGTTTTTCCGAAATTTCAACCGATTCGACGGGTAATATATTCATTGTTCCACGTGGAACATCTATAAAGATTCAGAAACAGAATAATGTATCGATGTAACATCGATAGGTTCAATAAATATAGGCGTCTCTTCTCCGGGAAACGAACCCACCACATTATATTCCATGTGATCAAGAGCCTCTTCTTCAGTCATGTCGTCACGTTCCATCAAAATTTGAACGCACTTTGCATAGTCGTAGGCCATCACATCCGGATGACCCGACTTTCGTGCTAGGCCTAAAATGGCCTCCTCAAAGCCGTCGGCAAACACGAGATAGTCTTCCAGTTGGTTCTCCCAAGTGGGGATCTTTATGTCCATGACTCTTTTTTCCCACCAAAATATTCTCGCGCATGGCCTTCTTTGATTAAAATCGCACAGACACTTTGGTTTTTTTCCGTCATAGGAACCCCTAAAATACGACCAAATTTCCCTTTTTCTTTGTAAGTCTCTAACAGGAATTTTTCGGGGATCAACTCAACTACCCGCGCTTTGGCGGCCAGTCCAAGTGCCTTTTCTTCTAAATTTCGAGTACGCGATTCTGGCGTATCAATGCCCCGGAAGCGGACGCGCTGCTTGCGTATCCAAACATCAAAGCCAAGGTCAATGTCACAGTCGAGGGTATCCGCGTCGATAATGCGTACGAGCGTCGCTGTGTAAACATAGGGATTAAGTTGTTTTTTTGCCATTATTTTGCCAGTGGATTTTCTAAAGCCGCTTTTATGCGCTGATCCAGTTTTTCCTCCAGTGTGTCAATCTGTTCATCAAGCTTCGTCACTTTGTTATCAACGCGCAGTTCAAACGCATTGATTAGATCGCGAACATCTTCGACGTTGTTGCGATTCCTGCCTTCCTGACGATCTATGTTTTTGAAGACTTCCGTAATGTCATCCTTCAGTTCGAGTTTCATGTCTGACAAATCGGAGCGCATATCCCCTAAAAGATCTTTAAACTGCCCTACGATCTGCTCAACAGCATCATTTTCCTTCTCAAAAACAGCCAACGTCTGCTCGATTCCAGATAAATCTGGAGCCGTATATGAGTCGATTTTTTCTTCCATGGCCGTATAGCGAGCATACGCCTCGAAACCACCCCAAATTGCACCACCAATCGCACCCAGCAATGGCACCAACAGCAATAGTTTGCTGCCGGAAAACTTGATTCCGCTATACTCTATTTCGGCCATTGCATTTCCACCAACCGAGTCATGTTTTGATTTGCTTGAGCTGAAAACCACATCGACGCTGGATGATCATAATTCGTCCCCCCGTCGAGCTGGGCTGGCGCATACCACGATTGTAAATCTTCTAATTGCGTCGGCGCATACGTCGCCGCTGACATCTGCATCACACTCAGTGCCGCACCTTGCATAGCGGATTCATAATTTTGGCTCAACGTCGCCATGACTCTTGTGCTTATTTTTTTCACTAGGCGTTGCTTCTTAGCTTTTGCCTTTTCTTTTGCACTGACTTTCTTCTCAGGCTCTGTTTTTTTATCCGGGCCGGAAGCTACAC